CATTGTCAGCTATCGTGTAGTGCTCTCGCGCCATCGGCCAAGGGCGGTTGATCGGCGCGCAGGGATCGAGATCGAAGGAATCCGGCCCACCCAGGGCGGCGATGATCTCAGGAGGCGTAAGCCACTCGTCCTTGAGCATCGCAGCGCTCTGATGGCTGCCCATGCCCTTATGACCCTGCTTGATCTCGGGCTCGTCGAACATGTTCATCAGATGCCAGCCTTCATGTGATGCAAATAATGTCCGGAACAGCCGGAGCCACCAGGTTCGATTTCGATGGTTTGACGGGTGCGCTCGTGACGAAAGGTTCTCAGGGCATGCCTGCAACGCAGAAAGCCTTGACGCGCCAAGATCCCGCGCAGCGTTGTCAAGTAGGTGCGGGTGACATCTTCATCGTGGATGTAGGTTCGGCGCCCGTCCGTGTCCCAGGAATCATCCTCGGGCCGGTAGCCAAGAATGAGAAGGGTTTCGTCTAGCATGACGAAGCCACTCCTTGGGCAGGACTAAACTTGAGCGTCATGCCGGCCTCCGGTGAGCGCGCAGAACGTTGTCTGCAATCTCTTCATCTCCGGAACAGCCGTAGAGCGAGAGAGCCAATCCAAATGGATCGATCCCCTTCGATGCCCACCAGGTCAGTTCGTTGCCGGCGTGCTGTTCGTCGTGGTGAACTCGGCAGAGCGGCACGGTCCACTTGTCCGAAGGCTTCTCGGCACCGCCAGTCTCACGCTTGCCGAACAAGATGCTGGCCGCGCGAATGTGAGCTGGATCTGATCCATACGTGCCGCAGATGCAGCAGGGCAGGCGGCGGATGAAAGCCAAGTGTTTCTCGTCGCGCTCGCGAGGGCTGCGCTGCTTCTTGGAGGCGACAGAAAAGGCTGTGGCCGGCCGAACTATGCGCTGGGGTCTCACGAGTGCATCTCCACTGGGTCATGGAACTGCACACCATGGCTGGCGCCGAATGCGGCGATCAGTTCCAGGAGCTCGGACATTTCCTGCTTGGAAAGATCTGAAGAGGACCGGCCCAAATTTACAAACCCAGTCCCGTCGATGTTCGGCACGATGCGAAGTTCACGCTTCAAGGCATCTAGGAAGATCAATTTCCAGTCGTCAGCTCGGAGCTTTTGGCCATGCCACGGCAATTGCACCGCAACGTCGGTTAGCATTGCCCAGAGCTTGGAATTTTGATCCAATGTGCGCTTGGATGCCTTGAACTCAATCCGAGTGCCGGGCTGAGCTTGCTCGGCCCAACGCGCAGCAAGAGCGCGATCGGCGTTGCCGTTGATGACGATCTGAGCGCGACTCATGCGGCCTCCTTGCGGCCATAGCGACGCACGTAGTCAACCGTCTGCTGAAGCTCGACGTTGAACAGCTCGACTGCAAGCGCAATCTTCTTGATGTATTCTTCGTCCCGATAGACGCGCTTCACGAAAAGCGGCATCTTTGGGCAGTAGCTGACGAAATCCCACCATTCGCGCTCTGAAACCCAGAGGTTGCCTTGAACCTGGGCGACGTGTTCGGAAGGAAGATCATCCGATAGCAAGCGAGCAACTTGGATGTGCGGCGCCGCCGACTTGATCTCCAAGCCGCCATGATCGCCGATCAGACTGTCAGGGCTGGCACCTTGGTTGCCGTTGCGAATGAAGCCGACGCGGATGGGCTCAATGTCGCGCGTGAAGCAATAGAGGTCGCGAGCTTCGTCCTCCATGAGCCTTCCGCGCTCCATATCCGGGCTGACATAGCTCGACATCGGCTCGCCGGTGATGATCTCGCCGACGAGCTTGTTGAGATAGGTCACGCGGGTTGCGCTCTTGCCGCCCTTCGGACCTACCGCCATGACAGTATGAAACTCGGAGGCGGTCGGGATGCCGGCGCGAGCCGAGAACCATTCCGGCGTCCCCTGATCGCAATCGATGATCTGGATCATTTGGAAACCGGAGCCTGAATGGCATCAACGCAGGACTGGAAAAATTCGGCCGGAATATCCTCAATCCGATCTGCCTTGCAGGCTTGGTTGACCCACTTGAGGAATTTCTTGGTGTCCTTGCCGTGTGCTTCCATCAGCTCGCGCAGTTGGTCCGCCTGTTCCTGCGTGACCAGTAGCTTGCCTGCGGCTGCTTTCCCGTCGTCATCATGCGCGGCAGCAAGCCCAAGCATCTGCACGAGCGAATAGCGTTGCAGATAGGTCAGCGTCGAGCCGATCGCCTGGATAGCGTTCTTGTTGCCGCTGGTATCAGCCGGCCCAGAGAGGGTAGTTTCCTCGAAATGACCGGCCTTATGGGATAGGATGCAGGTGACGTTGATCCGGTCGCCTTGGACGGTGCGAAAGCGATACGACAGGCCGAACTTGCTCAAGATCGGATCAACCGCTACGGCGATTGCCGCGAAATCCGCATATTTCTTGCTGTTGTGGCCAGTAGCGTTGCGCTGGATCGGCGCAATTTCAGCCTTGGCCATCGCGATAGCCTCATCAAAGGCTTTCCGCGCCTGGGTACGATCCCAGCGCTCCTGCATGTCCATGAACTTCTCGATCACGTCCATGCCGGCGTTGTTCTGCATGGCGCGTTCGATCAGCGCCATCGGCGTAAGCGGAGCAACGGCAGTAGTCGTTTCGACCTGACGAATGTTTTCTGCGGGTAGGGTCACGCTGCCATCTCCTCTCGAACAACTCTCAACGTCGCCTCGTATTCGACTTCACAGGGAAGTGGAGGGACGAGGAAATCAAAGAACAGCTCTTCCATCCGCTGCTCAGGCGACAGGCCGCGCCTGCGGCCGTCCTGCCATGCTGAGAGGTCGATATCTGCGGATTGCTGCGGTGTGAGCATCACACGGCCTCGTGCTTGCGGAGGTCGCTGAAATGGTCGCGGAGCGCGTTGAGCTTGTCGCCGATCTCTTCCCAAGAGGGAGGTTCGCGCTCTTGCATGGCCTCGGCGAGCACTTCCGCCGTGATGTCCTCGAAGTCAGTGCCGTTCACATGCTTGACGTGGACGATGCATCGATCGCTGGCGATGTGGTCGCGGACCTCAGCCACGATGTCGGCGCGGGTGGCTTCCGGATCGCATGAGAGCATGGAGGGCCCGATACCGGCCTTCGGGCCGTAGTCGAGCAGGGCGATGAAGTAGCTGCAGCGCGGAACTGCGAGAATGTGATTGCTGGGATTGGAGGCCATTGCCCGTCTCCATCTGATTTGAAGGAGCGACTATACACAAACTGTTAGGAAGAGCAACAGAGAATAGACACAAAATGATAATTATTTTTGGACAAACAAAAACCCGCAGGAATCAGCGGGTTATCGTCAGCTTGCCAGCTTGGCGGCGTTCTTGAGCTGCTTAGATAGTATTTCTGCTCGTCCTCGGGCAGGCGCCGGAGGAGCTGATCGGCCGAGGGCTGATCGGGATGCCGAAGGAGATCGGTCCATTCCATCAGATCGCCGCCCAAGGCTTCCGCTATTGCCGCGAGGATGTCAGGGGTGACTTTAGTCTTATAGTTGATCCACCTGGAAACAGTCATCTCGTCGCAGCCGAGCCGGTCCGCGAGCTGGCGCTGCGTCAAAGGCGGAGTATGCGCCTCAAGGTGCTCGGCAATGTAATGCCGCAGCGCAACGCGTGGACCGATTTTGTATGGCATAGCCCAAAACACTACTAACACATTGTGTTTAGGTCACTATTCACAAAACGATATTTTTCCTTGACGAGCGCTATCAGTTTGTGTCTAGTATGCGGACTATGAGCAATCCACTCAGAGCATGGCGTGACGAGAAGAGGCTGACCCAGGTCGAATTGGGCCGTCTCCTTGGCGTCGACGGGATGACGGTCTCACGCTGGGAACGCGGTGATCACCTCCCGCGCAAGAAGCACTGGTCCAAGATCGAAGAAGCGACTGGCATCGCTCCTTCGCAGTTGGTTGGCCATGTGAAGACGTCGGAGACTGCTCAGTGAGCCAGAGCTTCGGCGAACACCGTTTCTTCTTCGGGCATGTTTTGCGCGAACGCTTTCACCTCGTCGCCGATCTCCACGAGACGCGATGCGGGAATGATGACCTCGCTGTTCGGGATCAAGAGGCGTCCACGCACCGTGCAATTCCAGATGCGGACGTTGCCGTTTCCCGCGTTCTCGATGACGCAATGCGTCGCGTAGAAAGTAGGAACCCCAAGAACTTCCGCCATTTGCGGCGCACGCTGCATTCCCATTGCAAAACCCCCAGGCACTCAAAGACCCGCGCTGTTCGCATTGAGACTCCATCGGGGCAAAGTTGCAATCTAAATGTGTGTTTTGCGCGCTGCGAATTTCGTAGGTGTTCCAATGTTGGACATAGTGCGTGTGCGCTGCTTTGGGTGATGCCATGACGCGTCAATTCGGTCTCACCCACTTCCAATTCCTCTCATCGTCCTCTCAAGGGCGATCGAGGGCGGTCCCGGCGTCAGCGCCCCATCATAACCCCCATGTCGGCGCTGGGACCTCTCGGATAAAGACGAGCCCGCTCCAGCTCGGGGGCAATGACACTGGAGCGGGCTCTCGTGGCGCAAATACGCACGCCAATTCCAACCTATTTCCTTTGCCGTCGGGATCTGTGCGGGATCAGTCCCCGGGCCCGATCTTCAAATCTCTCAATGTCTCGCAATCTTTCCGTGATGTAGTCGCGGCTGCTTTCGCGTTTCTGTTCGTCCTGTCGGTCGCGCTCGCCTTTATCGGCGTCACCTACCTGCTGTTCTTTTGTAGCCTCTAGGAACTCCATGACGTTGCGAGTGCAAGTCGCGAGCGTCAGGAATGGAAGTGGGTCGTTATCGTTATC